TCAGCTCAAACGTGAAGGTGGTGTGTCAGACCTTGACACAGAGGACGAGGAAGATAAACTTCCCGCAGTTATTTTCAAGATTGTGTAAATACTGGTTGACACAAAAGGATTCGAGTGTATACTCGGTAATATCAAACGGCTTGTGGTGGAACTGGTAGACACACTGGACTTAGAATCCAGCGCCGAAAGGTGTGAGAGTTCAAATCTCTCCAAGCCGACCAACAAAGGAGAATCCCATGGAACTTGAAGAGCTTGTCAGACAACGTATTACAGCTAACGCTAAAGACGGTGTACGTCACGTCACCCCCGAGTTCGAAGAACGATTCCCTGACTTCTCGCTAATCACATTAGATGCCTTGCAGCTCTGGTGGCAAGAAGTTAAGCAAGAATGCCAAGAAGCCGAAAGTTTCAGTGTAAGGCACCTTTACCTATGGAGCCTTGAGTCACACTTGACTAGCATCATCACTGCTGCTAAGCTTCTCTAGTACACTGGGTTGCTCCCCATGTAACCGCGTTTTGATTCTTTGGCGGAATATAAATCATAAGTTTCTCTGGGTGTGTGTTCCAAGCGGCGAAGGAAGCGGGCTGTAAACCCGTGACAACAGAAACATCGTAGGTTCGAGTCCTACTGCACCCACCATATTCGAAGCACAATGGGTTGGCATGACTGGCTAGCTATGACGTGAACCGGAAAACGTCATATTTGGTCGGAGGTTTGATTCCTCTAACGACCCTCCAATTGATAGAGTGTCCGGGTGGTTCCACGGCACTCTGCAGCAGAGCAAGGTATGAACCGCGATACATACAAGCAACCATCGCTATATACTTCGGTGGCTCTGCACAGCGGTACTAATTATGGCGTGGTAATCCAAGTTGGTCTACGGGATGCTGCCTTGAAAGCAGTTAGGTGTAACCGCCGTGTGAGTTCGAGTCTCACCTACGCCGCCAAATAAATGGCCTAAAGCATTGACGATTGATGCGCTCGGCTCATAACCGAGGGAAGGGAGTTTGAGTCTCCATAGGCCAACCAGAAATCTAAGTCGCTACCTTAGATAGCCCACCGAAAGGCAGGCGTATACGCACAGGGGATTGCGTACAAGAAATATCCCCTTCGTATTCGTAACAGAAAGAAATAAAAGTTTACTGTAATTCTCCTCAGCGACCTAGTGGGCTGAGATAAAAGAGCAGGGTACCAATCCTTACCACAAAGCCAAATTTGCTACATCACAGGATAAAGCGTTACGGTAGCGTACTTTGTTTGGAACGAAGTGGCCGTGGTTCGACTCCACGTATCCTGACCAATTTCAATGGGTTCTTTGAGTTGGGCAACCAGCCGACCCCACCTAATCCAGCTACATTTGAGGTTAAAACAGTGCAATACTATTTTGTAGTCTTAAATGCGACTGGAGTGATTGAGAGCGTCGTACAACGTAATGCTGTACCGCCACGTATCACAGCTAAGAAGTTTATTCGTGCAACTGGTGTTGAGTTGACGTTCTACCAGCGACTCTTAGAGTCTCAAGGTGTTGTCACTCTGGCAGATGTTCAGAACTATTAATCAATGGTGACTGTAGTGTAATGGGAACATACGGAGTTGTGAACTTCTCCGTGTACAGGGTTCGAAACCCGCTGTCACCCCAAGCAAGCCCGGATAGCACAATTGGTAGTGCAGTTGCCTTGTAAGCAAAAGGTTGTGGGTTCAAGTCCTACTCCGGGCACCAGAAAACCTCACATCCAGAGAGAGGCTAAACAGGCTCTGGGGCCGCAAGCACTAGACCCTAGAGTTAGGGTTTAGTAATCTGCGTAGGGCCAAACACTACGCTCCGCAGGCTAGTAAGCGGAAACAATTCGCAGGTATGGTATAAAGATTGTGCCCTTGACTTCCAATCAAGAGATAGGAGTTTGAGTCTCCTTACCTGCTCCAAATATGCGTTCTAAGCTAACATGGTGAAGCACCTGCCTGAAACACAGGATGACTTGGTTCGATTCCAAGAGAGCGCACCATAATACCTCGTTGGCTGAATGGTAAAGGCACACGATTGCAAACCGTGTTTATGTGAGTTCAATCCTCACACGGGGTTCCAAGTTTCTAGGCAATGTTCTCACCGGGCGTGGGTCGCTGACTGTTAATCAGCAGATGGGAGGTTCGAGTCCTCTATTGCCTGCCAATTGTAGAGCAGGGCGGGGTTCGATCCCCTGTCTTGCTATTTATAAAGTTTAAACCCCCGCTTGGGGGTTTTCGTGTTTCTGCCTTATATTTCTAAAATCTACAGGAGCCACACATGGAAGTTATCTACCTCCCAGATACTACCCAATACCATGACATCTATGCCCTTAGCGGTATTACTCCCGGCACGACTCTTGTCATCCACAACAAGTCTTCTGATGTTCTGTTCGTTACAGAGTCGGCTGCACAGCCAGTTGCATCTAGTGTAGGACACTGGGCTGTGGAGACAGATGAAACTGTCCTAATGCATGCAAACGGACTAACGCTCTGGGCCTATGGTGCTGTTGGCCCCCTGCTTGTCCAGAAGGCCAGTGAAAGGACGGTAACGCCCTTCGGCAGTACAGACCTACCCCATGACTTATATACTGGCCCAAAAGAACTCTACCGCCGCATTAAGGTCGACCCCGGCCAAACCTCCTTCCACGATGGTAGGGAGTTCCGGGCATTCGTTGAGTTTAGCATCCCTGCAAACTCGTCGCTATTCCTACAGGCCATCGTTACAGTTGATACCATCTTATATGGTGTAACCGTAGAGGTAGATCAAGGCGGCCTCAGAATGAATACCCTTGCAGGGGGTACGGTTACAACTCCTTTTGTTACGGACATCCCTGTAATCCGCAAGAATACGATGTCGATAGTTTCCCAACCCGTTTACCCGACAACAATCAGTCTTAAACGTGGTGGAGTGGTAACTGGGGGCACTGTAATTGACACACTTCGCGTAGTCGCCGCAGGCTCAAATGCACAACGGACTACCGTTGGTAGTGGAGCTTTTGACCAGCGCGGCATCGGTGCAGGGACTTATTACTGGCACTTGCAGAACATTTCAAACGCTACAGCACTCGGGGTTTTCTCTACGTTCTGGGCGGAGATCATTAACCTTGGCGTNTNACATTAANTNANCAAATATAGCGAGCAGACCTTGACAAGTTACGGATTGGCTGTTACTATATATATATAGGAAACAACATGAATCAGGCAGAAGCCATAACCATCGGCCCTAAGTCAGATAAGCAGCGTGAATTTGTTACAAGCGACGCCACAATCACTGTCTTCGGTGGCGCTGCTGGGGCAGGTAAATCATACCTCGGAGTTATGGATATGCTACGGCATGTTCACCTTAAAAAATTCCGTGGTCTGATTACTCGTCGAACAACACCTCAGCTCAAGGGGCCGGGTGGCATTCTCGATAATGCTTCTGACCTCTATCAGCAATTCGATCCGGGCGTTAAGTGGAAAGACAAGGATGGTTATTTCTTGTTTACATCCGGCGCTCGCATCTATCTTCGACACTTCGAAAACCTAGCCGCTAAAGACAACTTCCAAGGTAGTGAGATTAATTATTTCCTTGTGGACGAAGGGCAGCAGTTTGAAGAGGCCATGGTCGTGTACTTGATGTCTCGTATGCGAAATCCAAAGTGCCCCGAAGTTTCCCCGCACATGAAGATCACCTGCAACCCGGATTATAATAGTTTTCTCCGCACTTGGATTGAATGGTATTTAGATACCGAGACTGGCATCCCGATTCCAGAACGCTCTGGCGTTCTACGGTGGTTTGTCACGCAGGACGGCAAGAAGATTTTTGCAGACTCTAAAGAAGAACTTCTTGAGCGGTATGGCAAGGATTGCTTCCCCCTGAGTCTGCGGTTTATCAGTGCTAATGTATACGACAACCCAGTCCTCATGGAGAAAAACCCTGAGTATGTGGCTATGTTGGAATCCCTTGGTCGTGTTGAGAAGGCNCGCCTTCTCCACGGCTCTTGGTATGCTCGCGCAGAGAGTTCCGGCTACTTCAAGGGGGATTGGGTCGAGGAAGTTGCGCTATGTCCACTGACGAGCATACAGCGCGTTAGAGCATGGGATATAAGCGGTACGCTCCCCTCAGATACAAATCCAAACCCTGACTGGACAGCCGGGGTGTTAATGTCGAAAGACAAATACTCGCTCTATTATATCGAAGATGTGGTTCGTGACCGGCAACGGCATGGCGGCGTTTTCGAAATGATGCTGACAACAGCTAGGCGAGACGGTGCTGAAACTACCATCTTGATTCCATGCGACCCCGGTGCTGCTGGTAAGGCTTATGCTGCTCAGCTTGTACGTGAGCTAGCACAGCACGGGTTTGTTGCACGTATTAAGTCAACTAACAAGTCCAAGGTTACACGCTTTGCACCCTTCGCAGCACTTGCTGAGGCTGGGGGTATTCGGATTGTCCATGGCGACTGGAATGAAGCTTACATCAGTGAGCTGGAACGATTTGATGGCTCCCGTAACATTAAAGACGATTAACACTCGGTCGTCTATAAACTTGTTGAATTCGGTGAACACCCCTCACGAATGTGGCGGACAATACCGAGCGAAGCCCTTGAAGTAAGGGAACGTGTAACGACTATTATGTAGGGGCCAAGTGGCTCCGAAGCGGCAAGCCCGCCTAGGCGGTGAAGATATAGTCTACTCTGCATGGTAACATGCAGCACTCAAATTTATAGGAGAATTTCTATGACACAGTATACAACAAACGCTGGCAATGAGCTAACCATCTTGAAGCAAGAGGGTAAGCAATGCCTGATCCAGTTTACAAACACTGGGTACATCCGAACAGCCAATATAGATAATATCCGTGCTGGCAAGGTTAGGGATGTGTTTGAAGTTTCCGTTTACGGCATTGGCTTCTACGGGGAATTTACAAAAACTCCCTACTGGAAACAAGCTAAACAGCTCTGGCAGAATATGCTAAAGCGTTGCTACTGCGAGAAAGACTTGAAGGGGTACTACGGAAAGGCCACCGTTGCCAGAGATTGGCATTGCTTTTCTACATTCCTTACTGACCTCCCAAAACTCAAGAACTTTGATTTATGGTTGCATGGTCAACGAACTTCTAGCTTGAAGTATAATCTGGATAAAGACCTTGTGGTTGCTGGTTGTAAAACCTACAGCAAAGAGACTTGTCAGTTTATAACAGAGTACGAGAATAAGTCTGCAGGCGCAAGAAACGGAAAACCGTATACGCTAAAGAAACGAGTGGCTAAGGGATAACGACCCTTAGTTAATATTATGCAAGTCGATGCCACGTCTGACGCCTTCATGCACTTGGCGTCCAATATTCATATCCCAGATTTCTTACCTCCTGATATGAAGCAAGCTAACCCATTCGCAATTTACAGATAAGGAGGCGATGCAGTGCCAGATCAAATTGACATTGAAAAAGCAGATACATCTATCCCACGTCTGCGTCTCGGAGAAATGGGCAGCCTTGGGCTTAAACAAGTCAATGGCCGTATTTTAGAAGAGAGTCGCAAAGAACTACGTTACCCCGAAGCAGCCCGCACCTTCCGCCTTATGGCTCAAGATGCAACCGTTTCTGCTGCCTTATCATTGTTTGAGATGATGGTTTCGCAAGTCAATTGGGAAGTGGATGTAGGGACGGCACCAACCGCTGCAATGCAAGCTAAAGGATTATTCCTTAAAGAGTGCATGCAGGATATGGAGCATACGTGGCGAGAGTTTATTAAAGAGGTTACGTCAGAGTTTACCTATGGTTACTCGGTACATGAGAAAGTGTATCGACGCAGATTACATGCCAATGGTAGCCGACATAACGATGGTAAAATTGGCTTCCGTAAGTTGCCAGTTCGTTCCCAAGATACACTAACCGAGTGGGTTTATTCGGCAGATGGGCGTGACCTGATGGGAGTTAAGCAAGACCTGTCATCCGTCGAGAATGGTATCCGCTATTCAAATATGGTTGCAGCACTTAACTCCACGAAGATCNTAATCCCACGTAAGAAGTTCTTGCTGTTCCGTGTAGACCCAAAGCGGGATAACCCGGAAGGCCAATCACCTCTTCGTAACTGCTACTTCGCTTGGAAGTACCGCACATTGATCGAAGAGCAGGAAGCAGTTGGTGTAACCCGTGATATGAACGGCATGCCTACACTGTACATCCCGCCTCGGTATATGAGCCAAGACGCAAGTGAGCCTGAGAAAGAAATCTACGCTTACTATCAACGCATTATTCGTAATATCCAGAATAATGAACAGAGCGGTATGATCTTGCCACAAGCATTCGATCCTGAGTCCCGCCAACCACTGTTCAAGTTCGAGCTTACCTCTACACAAGGTAGCAAGATGTACGACACAGATGCAATCATCCGTCGCTGGGATAATAAAATCCTAATGACCTTGTTTGCCGATATGTTGAAGATGGGTCAAGACCAAGTAGGCAGTTACAGCCTAGCTGGTGCTAAGACTAACATTATGTCTCTTGCCATTGAGTCTCGCTTGAAAGAGATTGAAGACGTACTTAACACCGACCTTGTACGTCAACTGTTCGCTTTGAATGGTTATGCCCCAGACGAAGAACTACCATCGTTGGCTTACGGTGAACTTGATCGGATCGACCTCGATGAATACTCCAAAGCTGTACAGCGAATCTTCACGTCAGGTGCTATTGAGTTTGACCGCCCTATTGCGAACCGTATCAGACGCGCCCTAGGCGTCGATGAGAAGAGCGCAGACGCGGAAGTGGACCAAGACATGCTCCCAGCCAGTTCCTCTCGCTCAGGCGACGGGATGGCGACGGCAGGTGAGGGTACTTCGACTTCCCCCGGTGGGAAAGACAGTTCAGCGGCTAACACCGAAAACGCTTAATTAGGAGCCTGTATGTCACAAACAAAAAATACTGCTGGTTTTGCTGAGGCAATGGGTGTGCTGCTTGAGAAGTTCTTCGGAGGCAGTGCATTACCTGCTCCCTCCGTCGAAGTTACTAAGGCACTGGATGACGAAGAGCGTATGGCGCTCTTTGTTGTACTTGCCCCAGACGTTGTAGACCTTCACGGGGATACATACTCTGCAGCCGAAGTTGAAAAGGCATGTAATAACTTTAACAGCTACTGCAACAAAGCAAACATCTTCCACAAAGTTGAAACTGAGTCAGCCAAGATTGTTCAGTCCTTTATCACACCATCTACCTTCGAACTAGACAGTGGTGTTGTTATTCAAAAGGGAACATGGCTACAGTGGTATCACTTCCCGGAAGGCGATGAGGTTAGCGACTCGCTTTGGACAGGAGTTAAATCTGGCGACATCAATGGAGTTTCCATTGGAGCTAAAGCAATGGTGGAGAAACTAGATGAGTGAAGCAAGACGCCGCCTTACCGATATTAAGTTTGAACATGAAGGCGCACACGTTGCCCTCGTAGGCAAACATCAAGGTGGGCCAGCAAATGGCATCACCACACTGGTTTACAAGGCACTGGATGTATCACAGGAGTTAGTTGATAAGGCCGGGGAAGTAACTGTCACCCTGCCGTTCAACGAGTTCCTACGCAAGTTCTTTGGTATGTATTGGGAAGACTCGAATGTACTGGCTCAGGCACTTGGCTTTGAAGCTGAATCTGAACAGCCAGCAGATTACAAAGAATACATTGATTCCAAAGTCGCAGCAATCTCGATTCTCAAGAATGTTTACAAGGCTCAGGATATTCCGAAAGCCCTTGGTGAACTTTCTCCAGAAGAATCTCTTAGCATCTTGATCGCTCAAGAAGTTCTAGAGAAAGCAATGTCCTCGGCTCTGCCAGAGGGCGATATAACTATCACCTCACACTATAACGAGGATGTAAACATGGAAACAATCCAAAAAGCTCTGCACGACGAACTGGTTGCTAAGGCCGTCGCCGTTGCCGAAGATGTACTGAAAGCTCAGTTGCAAGTGCAAACCGATGTACTGAAAGCCGTCCAAGACGAACTGGAAGTTCTGAAAGCATTGCAAGTTGCTGGTGTTGTTAAGTCACGTAAAGAAGCACTGGTTGCCGCTCACGTTGCTGCTGATGAAGTCGAAGACCTATTCAAAGCCGTTGGGGAGCTACCACAAGAAGCATTCGAACTTGTTGTTAAGCAACTAGCTAATAAAGCCGCTCTGGCAGATGCTAGTGACTTGTTCAAAGAGACTGGCGTTCCCGGTGCTGGCGAGCAAGACCCTGTAATCAAGGATGCGGTTGCCGACATTCTTAAAGCAAAATACCCTACTAAGTAATTGGAGATATAGATTATGGCTATCATCGCTACCGATACACAACGCCTAAGCTCATGGTTGAAGCACGAATATGAGCCGTCTAGCGGCGTAACCCGCGAAGTTCTTTCCTACGCTACAGTGGTTGCCACTGCTACCGTAACGGGTTCTGTACTAGACAGCAACGGTGCTCTTGTTGTTACTGCTACCGCTGCTGATGCAAGTTACATCCTCATGGATGACCTGACCTCTGCTGTCGCTGGACAGTTTACACAGGTTCTTGTCCTTGCCCGTGGTATGGCAAAAGTCAACGCTGATAAGATTGTTTTTGGTGTTATTGACGCCCCTGCAACTGTTATTGCGCTTGCGGCTCTAGCTGCCCTGAACATCTACGCCGACGCTGGCTTTTAATTTAAACTGAGGAGAATTTACAATGGCTATCATCCGTAGTTACGTCAATGGTTTCGAGCTATCTGACCTGACCGAAAACTTGCTGCTTGTCCCGAACGTATGGGGCTTGAGCCAACAACTGGGCATCTTCGGAACCGAAGGTGTCTCACAAGAAACAATCACTCTGGAAACCCTGACTAAATCGTTCGGTTTGCTNGAGGACCGCATTCGCGGTCAACGCGCTATGCTCAATGGCGATGACACCCGTAAGCTGCAAAGCTTTGCTATCCCTCACTTTCCGGGCGATGACTACATCACGCCACGCGATCTGATCGGTAAGCGCGCCTACGGCCAAGAAGGTCCAGAGCGTCTTGATCTGGTACGTGCCCGCAAACTAGAACGCATCCGTGCAAGCCACGCTGCCACCCTAGAAGCTGCTCGTATGCACACCATCACCACTGGTACTGCTTACGCTCCAACCGGCACTGTATCATACGATTGGTACGCTGAGTTCGGCCAAACCCGTCAGACCGTTCCCTTTGAATTGGCTACCAGCACCACTGACCTGATCGCCAAGATCGAAGAAGTAGTTGCTACCATCCAAGATAACGCTTTCACCGGTAGCATCAGCGGCGACATCTTTGCTCTTTGCTCACCTGAGTTCTTCTCGGCTCTGATCGCTCACCCATCCCTGAAAGAAGCGTACAAGTACTACGCCTCTACTCCACAGATTCTACGTGAACGCCTGCAAGCCACTGGCTTCGATGCTCGCTACCGTGAATTCTCATTCGGTGGTGTTATGTTCATCGAATACCGTGGTGGTCATCAAGGTGTTGTTGGTGGTGCTATTACCCGTTACATCCCTGCTGGCACCGCGTTCTTCATGCCTCGCAGCAATGGTGACGAGTTCGTAACCTACTTCGCCCCAGCCGATAAGTTCGATCTTGTTGGAACCACTGGCCAAGAAGCTTACGCGTTTGAGTATGCTGATCCGAAGGGTGAGAAAATCACCATCGAAACAGAGACTAACTTCCTGAACATCCTGCGTCGTCCACAGTTGATCGTCAAAGGTACAGTCGCGTAAGTTGGCTCATAAAGGGGAGCCGTTGGCTCCCTTTTCTTTTTGCCATATTTTATTCGAGGCAAGCAAACTATGCCCTACATGAACGATCCAACAAATAACATTGTAGACCGTGTAAGATTGGTGGTAGGTGATATTTGGTCCGACATGGAGCTACTTGCCGATGCCGATTATGAATACTTCCTTAGCAAGTACAATAGCAATGAAAACCGCGCTGCACTAGATGCTGCTCGGGCACTTTTATTTAAGCTGGCTCGGTTAAGCCGAGAACGCACGGGTGATATTGAAGTTTATGGTAGCGAGTGGTTTAAAAACTACAAGTCTGCCCTAGAGCTTATGATTAAAAACCCAGAACTTTCTATCTCTCTTGCAATGCCATACGCTGGTGGTATATCCAAAAGCGATATGGAGCAGAACGATTGCAACACAGATAATGTCACACGCGAAATCTACATTGGGTTTACAGCAGGCAGGAAGCTCTATCAAGAGAATACTCCTGACGTTACATTTGATGCCCCTTTTACATTCTAAGGGGTGACTTATGGCTTCTGTACGACAGTATGATAAGCGTTCCCTGACTTCCCTGATTAAGAGGGTCAGGGGGATAGATGGCACCGTTATATCTACTGGCTTCTTTGCAGAAGACACGTATGGCCCAGAGAATGCAAGTTTACCTGTCGCACAAGTGGCTTGGTATAACGAACGTGGGCTGGGAAACATGGTGCCTTCACGCCCATTTATGACGAAGACTTTTACCGAGGCAATGGAACTTGCGTTCTATGCAAAAGGCGTCAGTTCAGTATTCGAGGATGTCTTACTACAAGGCCGTCTAACAGACCGTAAGTTAAAGGCGCTGGGACTGCACATTGTAGGAGTGATGAAGATGAACATCATAGATTGGAGTTCTCCAGCAAACAGTGAGAGGTGGGCTGCCATTAAGGGCAAAAATGACCCGCTAATCTTCACTGGGAAAATGCTGGCGTCTGTCCGATTTAAATTGGAGAAACCACATGCTTAACCCACCACTCCTACTTGTAGGATCAGCAATGCTCGCGGTAACTCGCACCACATCGCAGACGTATATCGACGGGCGTGTTGTTCCCGGTACATCTAGTGTAGTGCAGGTTAGAGCAAACGTCCAACCCATCTTAAAGTCCACTGACACCTACCTGCTCCCAGCAGCAGATCGCTCCAAGGCAGTAATAAAAGTCTACACTAGCGGTAGTGCCTTGCAGCAACTCAAAGAGGGTGGTAGTGGCTGGTCAGCCGATCAGTTTGTTTGGCAAGGGGAAGTGTACGAGGTAATGAAAGTTATCAATTATGCTATGGGTACGTTGGAACACTATAAAGCCTTGTGCTCAAGAGTGGAGCTAACGTGAACATTTATAAAGACTTAGAAGATAGCTTGTACGCTTACGTCAGTTCCTTATTCCCCGCATGGCGAATAATCTTCCCCTTCCAAAATGGGCCTGAGCCTCAGACACCTTACATGGTGATTGATGTTAAACGCCTTGATGCTGTTGGCCGGGAGCAATCCTCCGGTGGTGTCACGATTGACGAGTTTGGTACAGGCTCTACAACGACGATCCAGCATTATGCTGCTCAGATTCGTTTTGAGTTCGTAGGAAAGAACGATACCAATACGGAAGTTGCAGAGATGGCCCACCAGTTGGAATTGAATCTCCGGACTCCCGAAGGATATGAACTGCAACATCTTCAAAACATTGCCCTGTATTCTTATGCTCCAATTGAAAGATTGGCTTTGAAGCGGGAAACAGATATGTATATGTTCTACCAACTTGATACACAGTTTGGCTATGCTGTTCAGATAATTACTGAGAGCAACTGGATTGCATCGGTTGATAATATTACAGGCACGTATCACAACGCTGGCAGAGAGCCAGACTATACCATAGTTTCGACTATCGAAATTTAATCTCTAGGAGCAAGTATGACTCGTCTAACAGACATCATCACGATTAACATCACACGGGAAACTGCGGCTGTTTCTCAAACTAACTTCAACGTGCCACTGTTCATCGCAGCCTTCACTGACTGGTCTGAACGTGCCCGTGAGTATTCTTCAATCGAAGCCGTTGCTTCTGATTTTAGTACCGTCTCAAATGTTTACACTGCTGCAACCAAGCTATTTGGNCAGCAAATCCGACCTACTAAGATTGTAATTGGTCGCCGTCAAATCCCTGCTGCTACTGCTGTAATCAACACTGTTGCAGATTCGACCTCTTACACCCTGACAATCAACGACCTTGAGTTTACTTTTGTGTCTGGTGTTGCAGCCACAGATAATGAGATTACCGCTGGCCTGCTTTCTACCTATGAACTCACCCCTATCACTGGGGTTGTGGTTGTAGATAACGCCGATGGCACTATGACCATTACTTCCAGTGTTGATTGGTCTATCTCTGTCGGCGTTAACATGAGCCAGACAAACGCTGTGCCGGTTGAGTCGTGGACTGATAGCCTAGAAGCTGTCCAAGCTGCAAACGATACTTGGTATGCGCTGAGTGCTGAGTCTCACACCGAGGCCACCGTCCTTGCTCTTGCTGGTTCAATTGAAGCCAAGAAGAAAATCTACGGTTTCAGCTCTGCTGCACTGGATATTAAGTCTGGCGTTACCACTGACCTGTTTAGCCAACTGCAAGACTTGGGCTATCAGCGTACCTTCGGTATCTGGTCTGCTCAGGCCGACACACAGTTCCCTGAGTGTGCTTTGATTGGCTACCAGCTACAAGAGCGTCCGGGTAGCAACACTTGGGCTTACAAGAGCTTGAGCGGCGTTACAGTTAGCACCCTGAGCGATACCGAAGCTACCAACATCAAAACCAAGGCAGGCTCAACCTATGAGAATGTCGGTGGTCTGAATGTGACAGTTGGCGCTAAGATGTTTGGTGGTGAGTGGATTGACGTAATGGTCTTTGTTGACTGGCTGGAAGCCCGTATGCGTGAGCGTATCTGGTTCCGTCTGGCTAACAGCAAGAAAATTCCGTACACACAAGCCGGTGCCACTATCCTTGAAACTGAGGTACGTGCTCAACTGCGTGAAGGTGTGCGTGTAGGTGGTCTTGCTGAGAACCCAGCATACACTGTCAATGTCCCAGACATTAGCACCATTGCACCTAACCTGAAAGCACAACGTATCTTCGACGGTATCGAGTTTGTTGCCACCCTCGCCGGTGCTATCCACTTCGTATCCATCCGTGGCCGCGTAACCGTATAATGCAAAGTAGGGGGCTAAACATGCCCCCTCATACAGAGGAATTAATATATGGCTTCTACTACTCGTCTAGCCACGTTTTCGCCAAACGATGTCACTATCGTAGTAACGCAAACTAGCACAGGCATGGCCCACATACTGGGTGGTTTTACAGAAGATGCAATCGTTACTGTAGACCGTAACGCAGAAACATTTACCCTGTACACTGGTGCTGATAATTCGAACACTCGGATTTTCAACTCTAACACAGCCGGTAAGATTACTGTCTCCCTGCAGCAAACATCAGCCTCTAATGATTTTATGATGGGGTTGTACGAACAGGACCGAGCTAACCTGAAAGGTTTGTTCTCAATCTCGGTTATGGATAACAGTGGCCGCTCTAAGTATTTTGCTGAGGAAGCTTATATCGGCGTTGTTCCGAACTCTGCTTTTTCTAACTCTATGCAGATGCGTGACTGGGTAATCCATGCTCCATTGCTTGAAACAACAATTGGTGGTAACTCAGTCTTCTCGGCTGAGGATGCTGCAGGTCTGGATCAGTTGGGCGTTGCTGTGGCCCCTCGCTGGATTTAACACCTACACTGTCGGTAACTTTAAGGGGAGCTTGAAGCTCCCCTTTTTAGTCTGGAGAATTTGTCATGTCTGCACCACTACTAACCTACTCACCACAAGAAGTCCTAGTATCCCTTGCCGGCCTCCACACCGTTGGTGGTTATGTAGATGGTACTTTTGTAAAGATCAGCAAGAACTCCAGCCCATTTGAAAGCCAGACGGCGATGGATGGACAACGTGAACGCCTCTATCACCATGACGAAGGCTACACACTGGAACTCACGCTGGCACAAAGCTCTGCAAGCAATAACATATTATCTGCTCTTCATAACGTGGACTTGGCCACACGTAAGGGTAAATTCCCTGTCATCATCAAAGATGGCACAGGCCAAACTTCATTCTTTAGTGGTACGTCATGGGTCCAACAAATACCTGACGTGACATTTTCAAATCAGATGGAACAACGTACTTGGGTTATTGGTTGTGCAGACGCGGTACTCGCAATCGGTGGCAATGGTTCGACTAGCGCAATCGAAGATGCTCTGCTTGTCGGCTCTAGTTTCCTCCCTGCCCTTAAATCTTTTGGTGTCTTTGGAGGATAAATGGCCGCTCAAGTATTGACGTACAGTCCAAGCGATGTTAAACTGATTATCTCTGGTTACACCCTAGGAGGGATTATGTCTATCTCCTTCCGGTGGACCACACCTCCATTCCGCATGGTTCGTGGCATCCGTGGTCGTAACACACGGGTCTACAACCAAGATCGGAGTGCCGTGATTGAGATAGAAGTTCAACAAACCTCAGTTACAAATGATGTTCTTAGTAGCATTGTCCTGCTCGACTACGCTCAGAAAGCTGCACGACTCGATTTAGCCCTGAGTGATAACTCTGGCCGAACATTGATCCAGACAGCCGAAGCGTATGTAACGACCCTCCCGGATATAACCTACTCGTCAGGCTTCAATGTTCGTCGTTGGACTTTCGAGATACTGGAAGTAACCGATGGGACAATCACGGGTGCTGCTAACCAAGACTCTGATTTCTTCTCCAGTTTCGCTGGAGCTGACCTTCTCAATAAAGCTGCAGGTATAGGGAAAGATGCACTGAACACCGTAACTGGGTTCCTGTGATCCTGTGGCTGCTAGATTTTAATTACCCTCAAAGGAGTACAACATGATTGAACAGAAAGTAGTAAGTATCAAAGGAACAGATTTCAGCATTACCCACTTGCCTGCTAGTAAAGGCGTTCGCGTCTTGAAGCAACTCGGTAAGCTCTCTGGCCCTGCATTCTCTTCCTACCAAGATGGTGGTTTGTCTGCAGCTATTGCGGCTCTATTCGATAATATCGACTCTGTGGATGTTGAGCAACTGATCCGTGATCTGGTTGCAACGGCCAGCAAAGGCAGTATGGCGATTAACTATGACATGGAGTTTGCTGGTAAGTACGATACCCTCTTCCTGTTGGTAAAAGAGGTAATCGAATTTAACTTCGGATCAGTTTTTACTCTACTAGGTTCAGAAGAGTAAATCCCTCATCTGGACCAGCGCCTGCTCCCGACGCCCGCACTGCTCGCCTGCTCAAAGAGTTTTCAATTGAGTTTGATCTGTTCCAGATTATTACAAGCGAGCTGAGGTTAGCCACACTGCATGACCTCCAAACTGTGTACAACACAGAAGACCTTTACGACCTGATGGAAGTCGTCGAAGCTGACCGAGAACTCCGCGAAATTGCAGCCTTAGCTGCAAAGCAGAATGAAGATAATAACCGAGGTGTGTGATGTCAGGCGATAAAACGATAGCAACCCTTGTAGGTAAACTACGATTTGAGGCCGATTACCGGCCTCTAATGAACTTTGAAAAGAAGCTAGATGCCGTCTCCTTAAAGATGCAACATGTCTTGGGGCTGGGCAACAAGAAAGTAACAATGAAGATTGGCCTTGACCTCAGAGGCCTGTCAGCAAAGATTAAGGCAGCCGAGGCTGTCCAGATCAAACTGAACAATGTAAAGCTCAGCAGAGAAGCCATAGAGCGTGTACATGGCAAGTTAGAGACCATTGGCGCTCACCGGATAACGCTTTCTAATATCCGTATTTCAATGCAGGACATACGCGCTCAAAAGATATTGATGCGTAGTTTGTTCGAATCAACAACCATCGACCTCCCTGTTGATGTAAAATTACGTGCTGCTGAAAAGGCATTACGTGCATGGAAGAAGACAACAGAAGAGAAGTTTAAGCTATACATTAATGCTGACATCTCTCGCAAGAAACTTCTAAACAACATCCGCCAGTCTCTTCGGTATGTAACAGGGAAGATTGGCACTATACGGATTCCAACTCCTAAGATTAAGTTAACAGTTGACCGTGTAGCTCTTCGGGCTGAGATTGCTTTAGTATTGGCTCAGATTGAGCGTGAAGCTAAGATACGCATTCGCCTGACAGGAGATGTTAGTGGACACCCTCGTCCCGGCCCCGGTGGTGGTGGCGGTGGTGCAGGACGTGGAGCATTAGCGGGTGGTATTGCTGGTGCTGCTGGTGGCTTCGGCAGAGGCCTTGTGCCGGGTCTTGGTGGTGCATTCGCCATCATGCAGTTGAACAAGATCAACCAAGAGTTACAAGGGCAAGCCTTGGCTCTAACATCGGTTACAGGGAGTGCAGACGCGGGTAAGGTACAGCAGAAGTTTGTTGATGACCTTGCAGCGCGTGTTGGTCTAGTTTCCAAAGATGTAACTCCCGCCTTCACTAAGATGTTGGCATCGGGTACAACTGCTGGCATGACCACAGAAGACATTCAAAAGATCTTCACAGGCACTTCTGAGTTTGGCCGTGTAATGGGGCTGGACAGTGAGAGCATGAAGGGTAGCTTCAAAGCTATCGAACAGATGATTAACAAACAGCAGGTAATGTCCGAAGAGCTGAAAGGGCAACTTGCTGAACGTATGCCGGGTGTTGTTTCTGCTATGGCAGAAGCAGCAGGCTTTGGCACAGAAGATGGTGCCGCAGCTAAGCTGTTTAAAGCCATGGAGAAAGGTGAAGTTGACTCCACGAAGGTGTTGGTTAAGTTCGCTGAAATCCTTGCAGAACGGTCAAGGCAGGGTGGAGCATTGTCTGCGGCTGTCAAATCTACTGCAGCAGAGCAGAGCCGCTTCCTTGACNCCTTCAACAAGGCAGTCCCTATCTTCGCTGCAGGTGGCTTTGATAGAGGCATGAGCACCTTGTTTGCGGACATGGCTCGCAGCTTAACTGGCTCCGAGCACCTTATCCGTGCCCTTGGTGGCGCATTTGAATATCTCTCTGTTTCATTTGCCGTTATCCCTAAACTGATTGCTAACTTTTCAGATGCACTCCCTAACCTATCAAGTAGGTTGGGGCTTAGCGAAAAAGGACTGATCGGGCTTGGCGCTGCTGCATTTGTTAACCTCTTCCCTTTGGGCCGTATGCTGAGCATCTTCTCTGGGCTGCTATTGGCCGCAGAAGACTTTGCTACGTTTATGAGTGGTGATGGTGAGAGCGTATTTGGTAATTGGTTCAACGACCTGACGCCAGAAAAGCAAGAAGTATTGGTTAAGTTTGGCACTGCAATCACCGATCTGGCTGGAGCATTTGCGACACTTAGCGGAATGGTCTGGGATGGTTGGTCGTCTATCTTCGGTTACTTTGAAGAATCAGGCCTAGGCTACGGCGTACTCAGCGTGATAACGGACATCATTGAGCGTATTACGGATTTAGTCCGTATTATGGATGCGTTTAAAAACGGCAATGGGGTGGAGGTTCTGGGAGAGATCGGGCTTAAAAATATATCGGCAGCGGGTAAAATCTTTAACATGGCTGGCGATTCTGTACTACCCGGAAACCCCCTCCAGAATTCGACAGCATGGATGCAAGGAATTTCAGGCGCAGAGCTAAGGGAGATTTTGGAATTTAAAGCAGCAAGGGCAACCGCTGATCGTAGCCCTGCAGGACAACCTGCTGCCCTTCCAAATGGCCCACTTGCACCCTCGACTGTAAACATCAACATCAGTGGCGCGGGTGAACCGGAAGTCGTTGGTCGTATTGTGCAGAACACCCTAGAGTCCATGTTCCATACCACACGCACTAACCTAGTTGAGACGAAGAAATGACAGTAGCAATTAAACGTGAAAACGGAGACTTAATCTGGTTTGATGCTATCCTTTCTTTTGGCCGGCAACTCTCTGGGTCTGTATCCAAACACCCTCTGGAAACAGGGGCAGTGTTAACCGACCATACAACAATTGAGAACGAAGTCATATCTTTTAGTGGGCTTATAACAGATGCTGACTTCAACCTCCACAGACCTCTCATTGACGCGGCAACAGCCACGCAGTTTGATTTGATAAACAAGCAGTTCGTGAATAACACCCCCGTGGCATCTACGCCAAACGGGGGCGCTCTTATCAATAACATCCTAATCAATGAGACTTCCAGTCTTATCAGATTCCTACCCGAGAGTGTCGGACAGTTCTTTGATTCGAAAGCTCCATCAGTTAGCCTGAATCCGCAGACGCCTACAAAGGTTATATCGGCGGCGAATGTTCAGGCACGGCTGATAGACATCTTTAACCAGCGTGAGAACTTCATTCTCCTGAGTTTCGATAGCAATAAGATTATTGATTCGTTCGACAACTGTGTAATGACATCGTTGAACTTACAGGAAGACCCAGATAGCGGGGATGCGGTTTATCCCATTATCACTATTGAACGCGTCACCTATGCAACTTCAACCTCTGTTAAAATCAAAACTCGCGTTAGCCCCTCTGTCGAGAAGAAGGCAGCAGACCAGCAAAACAAGGGTAAGCAGCAGGTCGATAGTAAAGTTGACTTGGACGTAGATAAGAAGTTAGACCCCGATAAGGCCAGCCAGATGATTAAACTAGGGAGGTTATAAGTATGAGCTTTTCAATCACTGAGCTGCCGCTGTACCAAGATACCTTCTACCGTTACACCATCAACTTGGAAGGCCTGCAGCGTACATTCAATTACTACTGGAATGAACGGGCAGGTGCTTGGCACTTTGATGTGAAGAATGCAGACGGTACACCAGTCATTCTAGGGCAAGCACTTGTGGCACAATACCCCATTGTTGTGGATTACCCACTAAAGTCCGAAAGTATGACAGGGTACTTCCTGTTGCTTCCAAATAACCCGGATACGAGAATGGACCCTCTGGAGTCTTCTGTAGTTCCCCAATTCTTTAAGTTCTACTATCTCTACCAACTACCGGAGTAAATACTTATGCCAAACCAGATTCCTCTGCAGAAAGATCGGATGTATGAGTTTATCGTCGGGGATTACAAGTCTGGGGATGGAATAAAGATAACTGACCTCCAAGTTAAGTTCGACATCTCAAAGTCTGCGGATAACAAACGCTCTTCTGATAGTGCTACAATCGAGGTTTACAACCTATCTCGGAGCACCCTTGGGAAATTGGAAACTGAGTTTCTAACTTGTACGTTTGCCGTAGGCTACCGAGATACAGGTGTGCAGATAGTTCAAACAGGTAATGTGGTTGAAACTCGCACCGTAAAGCAAGGGCCAGATCAGGTGACGCAGTTTATTCTGGGCGAAGGGTACACTGCCCTAAACCACCAAAGACTTAAAACGCTGGTTGCACCGGGCAAGACTATGGAAGACGTGATCGAAGAGATTCGTAAACAGATGCCGGGAGTTGCCCGTGGTGCCTACGTTGGGACCGTTGGGACAAACCTAAGCAACCCTGTACTGTACGGCTATCCTTTGAATGGCAGTCCCAAACTGATGCTAGATCGCTTTGCTAGGGAGAACCGATTGGAGTGGCGAGTGGATGGTGATTCCCTTTACGTCAATGAGCAGAATGGTCTGATTAGTAAGGACACCTCAGAAGCTCCCCTGATCTCCAGCAGCACGGGTTTGATCGACATTCCATACTATGCCAGCGGATCAAGTGAAAAGCTCCCCACAGACCCTCGCAGGCGGACTGGGGTTAAATTTAAAGCCCTGCTCAACCCCAACATTATTGTAGGGAAACTAATACGACTTGAGACAGCGGTCCTCCCCCAGCTTAACGGCTTCTACCGGGTTAACGATTTACGTTACACTGGAGACTACCGTGGTGGTGATTGGTTTGTAGAGTGTGTCTGCTCTCAAGTAACAGGTGTGGAGTTAGCCCAATGAATAATACTTCCCTAGAGGAACTGCTTCAACTTAGCTTTCAGTCGGGTCTTGCGGAGATATATACTTGCCTCCCTTGCCGCATTACAAACATCCCGAACAATCTTACTGATCTTCGGGTAGATGTTGAGCCAGTCATTAAGACCAAGTATTCCGACAGCACAGATGAAATACACTCACAAATACTGGGTGTTCCAGTTGTGTTTCCATCTGGGCGGACATCTTTAATTAGTTTCCCGCTCTTTGTCGGAGATACCGTCTTATGTGTCTTCTCCCAGCAAGGCCTTGATAACTTCAAGCAGGGTAACGGGACTGTGGCAATGGCCAGTGACTTTCGTCGGCTGGATAGCCGTGATGCAATTGCTATCCCCGGTATGGTCCCTTTTGGAATGTCCTTGAATAACCCTGACGTGCGTTTTTACCCTCACAACCCAGCCGACCTTGTTGTTGCCCACAATATTGCAACTGGCACGGAAGTTGAAATCAGGTTGAAGATGAACGGCGATGTTGTGGTTAACACTGCCCAGAACGTGATAATGAATTGTGCAAATGCTACATTGAATTGTGATACATCCACCGTTAACAGTACCACATCTACGGTGAATACTTCCACGGCAGAGTTAGCTTGCACAACTGCCTCAGTAACAGCTTCAACCATGACGTTCGATGTGGGCGATACAGTGTGGAACGGGAACGTCTCGTATACCGGCACCATCACCCTTAACGGTATACCATTTGCTAGTCACAAACACACAGGCGTATCCGCAGGTCCAAACGTATCTGGCGGACCAACAGCATAAGGAACTCAGATGGATATTCTATTAAATCGCGGAACAAACGACATCGTATTCACCAATGGGGTTTCCTCCGTAACACGCGATCAGCAGACGGTTGTTGCTCAGAGATTGAAAATTACACTGCAGACATTCTTAGGAGAGTGGTTCCTGAATCTCGATACAGGCATTCCATACTTCCAGCAGATACTGAACAAGGTACGAAATAAGAGCAGCGTCGATGCAGTCTTTCAGTCGGCAATCCTAGCTGACCCCGGTGTTCTTGAAATGGTTTCGTACAGCAGCACCTTAGATTCTGCAGCCCGTGGATTTGACTTGAGCTTTTCAGTTCGGGTTCAGAACGGAAGTGTAGTTCCCTTAGATTTCACCCTTCTTGTAGGAGAGTAAGAAAATGGCAGGTCTTTCAAACACAGGCTTAGAGATTCGGCGCTTGCCCGAGATTTTGGCAGAAAATAAACTACGGGCACAGGACATCTTCTCGGATCAAGTTGAGACAGGGGATGTTGTGGATGTATCGGACAACTCTGCATTGGGCCGAATGATCGGTATTGTCGCCCCTGCCGAAGCTGACATCTGGGAAGCACTGCAGCAAATCTTTGATAGCTTCAATCCAAACACTGCTACAGGGTTTGCACTGGATAACATGGTTGCCCTGTCAGGAATCAGCCGCCTAGTGGCTGCGTCCACCAGCGCACAAGTCCTGTTGCAAGGTGTTGTGGGAACTTTTATCACGGCTGCTGCAAAGGTTTCATCATCTACAACACAGCGTCTATTCTCTATCCTCACACCTATTGCGCTCTCTCCTATGGGGGCTTCTGGTGTAAGTGTAGGGGTCGTTGTGGTGCTGGACAATACAGACTACACAGTTAGCTACTCCACAGATGGTGGTGTGAACTTTGTCAATGTTACCGTTGATTCGGGTGTAGGTGCAACAGAAGCCAGTATTCTTGCCGCACTTAAAGCACAGTTCGATGTGCTAGTTGGGGGCGTATTCACTACTGTCGTTGTTGGACCACTGGTACAGACTGACCG